CAGAGACCAAGTCTTGTTTTCTGTCACAGCACGGCGAATGTGCTTTTGAATACGAACTCGGAGTGCTTGTCGAACTTGCTGACCGCAGACAGTGATACCAATGTATTGCTCGTTGGTGATGATGTTGGTAATAACATACACAACATGCTTGGTGTCTTGACGACGTTTGCGAGTAACTTTTTTGCTGTCCATGTATGTATTATACCCGGAATTTCGTTCTTGGTCAACCAAAATATTGCAGCAAAAAAGTAGTACTTTAGTGTAGTGTTACCCCAGATCTTGCAATGAGATCGGAACTGTTGACACCAAACATGTCTAAAATGCGTTGCACATTTTCAGGTGGAGTATCATATAAAACATCAGGACCAAATACTGTTTTTAAATTGCCATCACTGTCAATTAGAAATCCAAAATCATCTTCTGCAATATCAAACTCAGTAAGATCATTATACTCTTCTGAATACTGTTGTTCGGTTCTTTTTGACATAATAAACTCCTATTACTGTTTATTTAAGTGCTCGATAATCAATGATTATCGCAATAGTTAATTAATGTTAAAACTGCTACCGCATCCACAGGTGCCATCGGCATTTGGATTTTCAATTATAAATTGACTTGCCATTAATTCATCTTGGTAATCCAATATTGAACCAGTCATATATTGCATACTCATAACATCAATCAACACCTTAAATACACCAATATCAATTTGGTAATCATCATCATTGAGATTGGTGTCCAGTATAAAACCATACCGGAACCCACTACACCCTCCTCCGTGTACATAAGATCGCAAGTAAGTTCCAGGTTTTTCGCTGTAGAGAATATCTTCTATTTTCTCTACAGCAGAGGCAGTTACAGTAATCATATTATTTGAATAAAATCAAACTCATTACCACAGTTTGTGCAACAAAACCCACACAGTTGGTAGCAATGTACAAAAAGTTTTTCTCGATTAGGCTTTTAAAGAACAAGGTAATCAATGCCATCCACAAAAACAAAACCAAGTCTACTGGTGGCAATTGATCAGTTTTGCTCAACAGAACCGAAGCCAAGGTGGGTGCTGTTGCCAGGTGCATTAACACGATACTGAGCCAACCTAGAGTATGAGCACTGAGTTTTCCCAAATGTTCTTTGAAGAACTGAAACAACATAACAGGAAAAGATTGAACAAAATTAATAGTATTTGAAATCATGGTATAACCTTATCGATAAAAAATGTGACGGCCTACTTTGGCCACTTGTTGGCGATTCCAGCCGGGGTTGATATAATCTCCGTGAAAATACAGAGCCTGTTCTAGACTGGGTAGTCTAAATCCTTCCAACAGCACTTTCTTGGCCACGATCATGCTTTCATTATATACTGCCCGGTTAATGGGTTTCATTGTGGTCGCTCGATCACAATACCAGCTGAATTGGCAAACAGTTTTTTCATAAAACATGTTTTTCTGGTATATTGTTTTACAAACGTCATTGGGAAAACTGCCGCTGTTGACTCGGTTGATAGTCACTTGTGCCACAGCCACTTTGCCTTCAAACGGCTCATTGCCGGCTTCGTAATAAATATTTTTAGCCAGGCATTCCAATTGACGATCTCTCAGCTCGGCTGTTATTTTGCTTTCTTCAATTTGTTCAATTTGACCAAACTTTTTTGTCATGGTCCAATCAAGCAATTGAAAACTAAAGTATGTTCCAATTGCCATCAACAAAATAACTATACCTGCTTTTAGGTATTGCAGAAATTCCGGTGGTGCGGCAATTTCTGCACGACTTGTATTGTAAGTCATTTCTATCTCCTTTGCGGTGGTATGAACGTTGCTACAATCATTGTAGCACTAGTTCTATTAGAAATCAATGATTTCGGTAACGGTCAACAGACCGGTCGTGTTTTTACAACAGTGCTATATGCAACAGGATCCAACTTGGTATAAGTCGGAACACCTTTGTTGGACAACATGGCAAGGTTGTATCCTTCGTTGATGCCAGCATTGATGGCTTCTCCGAATATGTCGTCAGTGAGCATTTTTCTCAAAAAGTCACTGTATTTCAATTCCATTGGATCATTCCAAGCATTGTGCAGTTCCAATACAAAACTGGTCACACTGTCTATACTTCCAATGGGTTCTGCATAATCGATTTGTGAACTTTTTGAATTTTTTCGTTCTGTCAACAAACGATCAAACACTGCTGCAAATCGTGTCTGTCCTTCTGCAAGCAACTGAACAATCACCGGGTTGGTAGAACCAGTCAGTGCAGCGGTTGCAGAATTAATGGCAGCAACAGAAACAGCGCTCTCTATTGCTGATTTGAGTGCTGCACCTTGGGGCGTGGCCAAAATTTGCGTTTGTATAACACTCAATCGATTGATATTGTCTGTGTAACCCTCGCCAGTTATTACACCAATATAATCGTATATGCTGGGATTTGCAAACACTCCAGTACCAGAACCAATTTTGCCAATTGCATTAGCAAACAATTCGTTTGTGCCCAATGCCCCTAGGCCGGTCAATCTAGGCACTGGACTGGTTCGTGTGTTCAGATATGTGTCACTGAGATCCTTGAAGGACGAAAATCTTCCGCCAATATTAGACAGTTTATTTGACAATGCAGTCAATGATCCTCCGGCAGCAACTAACGCATTGGGAGAAAACAACTTGGTAGCATCTAACACTTGCCCTAGGTTTTCTATAAAAAATGCCGATTTAAAATTGGTTACAGTGGTAATTGCTTTTAACTCGATTCCTGATATGGTCCCTAATACTGACAACAGTTTTTTGATATCAACTGTATCAAGATTTCCAATGCTGATTCCACCCTGAGTCAGCAGCTCGCTGATTAGATAAAATCCCTGATTTAATAGATTCTGACACAGTACCACAGGATCATACATACGACCCGGTTCAGTAATGTCAAACATAGTACCAAACTCGCCCAATTGGGTCAGCATGGCTCTGGCAGATGAATTGTTGATTCCACCTATCAATTCTGCAAATTGACTGTTAATTCCACCTGTCATTGAATCAGTGTAGCTACCAACTGTGACTCCAAAGTCATCAAATGTGCTTTCTTTCATTTGCTGATACATACCTTTTAATTCAAACGCATTTGAACATGCTCCTTGAATTCTTGGTATTATGGTAGTCAATCCCAAAACATCGTTGCTCATTATCAAGGCTGCACGTTGTGCCACATCGCTGATCAAGTTGTCATAATAAAATTCAGAACTGATGTTGCTGGGAACAGTGTTTCTTAAACTTGTTGGTACTATTCCTGTTAGACAGCTGGGAACAGTTGATACTGCTGTTTTAATTTCTGTTGAGGAATTGGCCAGTATGCTTTGAGCAGCAGTGGTTATAGCAAGAGCATTGTAATTGTTTATAGAAGTAGTCAATGCCGCAGGCACAGCAAAACCCTTGCCTTCAAGTATTCCGGCACTGGCCACAGCTAAAATAGGTGTTAGTATTTGAGGCATAGTATATTTACCTAGTTTTAATAGGTAAATGCAAACTTTAGCAGGGGTTAACCTGCAACAACATCGCCGCTACAGTCAGTTCTACTGTGACCGCAGGTGTCTGCATTGCCTTTGACATTTACAGGTTTTCCACCCGCTACCACAGTGGACACGCCGCCTTTGGTTTTGGCTGACACATGCGGCCCTTTGAAATTGGTGTGAGGTAGCACAGTGGTACCATCAACCACAATAGGTTTGTTGTTTACGATTACATTTGTTACTGTGCTTTTTGCAGCACCGCCAGCATCGTTTTTGTCACCATCACGTACTACCCCGGGCATGACTTAACCTTGTGTGTTTACTACTTTGACATAGTGATCACGCATTTTTTCATGTGTGCGACACATGGTTATAACATGCTGATCTCTAATTGTAAGATTTTCAGAATCGGGATCTAGACCAAACATGGCCTGTATCAAACCGATGCCTTCTGGGCTAGTAACAACCAGACAGGGTTTGTTTAATTCGTACGCACCGTTAGCAGAAGACACTAGTCTTCCCAGTACTTCGTCACCGCTGATGGTTTTAAACGAGACAATCTCGTCGACTTGGTATGTGTTTTTTGAGTTTTCAATTAGCATTGATATTTTCCTTTAGTTGTTGAAAAGCTGATTCATCTAACTTGACAAGTCCTTGGTAGCCGCCTTCTACAAAGACCTGTCCATTTAGATATATTTGGGGAACTGTTCGGTGACCTGCATTGACTATAAAGTCTCTGGCCTCTTGATCTTGGTCTACACGAACTTCATTGAATTCGACTCCTTTTTGTTTGAGAAGAGCCTTGGCTCTGTCACAAAAAGGACAATTTGATTTGCTATACACGGTTAACATTTTATCTTTGAATTTCTACTGTTATTGTTAGGTCTGGAACATCTTGCAATATCGATTCGACATAGTCTCGCAACACCTGCCCGACATAGCCTAATATCGCTATGTCGACTTGTTCCGGGTCAATTGAATCTCTAACCAAACGACTAACCCGGACCACTATGTCCTCATTGAGGATTGTCATGATATTTTCTCGTTACTGTGGTGGAACGTAAGTGACAATTTCTGCTTCTACTAGATATGCTGCTCCTAATAGAGTCTGTGCATATGTTTCGATATCGGAACGAATAGTTTCATCAACCACCGTAGATGCGTTGACATCAACAGCTTCTCGTACCAATTGACTTACTCTAACAATGACTCTTTCTTCATCTATTTTTGCCATAATTTTTCCTTAAATTGTTGGAAGCTCTTCATAATTTACTGCATCACTCATAACTCCGATAACATAATTGGTGCTTTCGGACTCTTGCAATGCTGTTTGCTTCTTGTTAATATTTATGTGTTTGTTGAACCAAGGTATAGGATTGGTCTTGGGATGCTCTGCTAGGTACTTGATTCCGATGTCCTTGAGTTTGGTATAAGCAGTATAGTCTAGAAAATCTTTAAGAATAGCTGCATT